AAAAAAAACAAACACGTAAGAGGCGACGGAGTTTTGTTTCATTTTTTGTTTTCCTCGCCTCACTCTATTTTTTTTGTGAGGTGTTTTTTTATGTTCTTTTCTGTTACATACGCCTTGCATGATGGTTCTATTCATACAGCTTCCGTTCCTGCTGATACCATCGTTCAAGCGGCTGCACTTTTTTCAAACTACTGTATCTCTATGGGTTTAGACGAGGTCGATATCCTTGGAGTCGTCCCGTCTTGTGGTGCTGTGGATTATCCTTTGTTGTGCGATGAAACGGATTACTGAACGAGAGCGGATTGTTCGCCGCATGCAGGAAGTTTCCCGAGATATCGCGATGGTAGATAAACTTCTCGCTATCGAGGTAAAAGGTTCTGATTATGGACATCTTATTAAGCGTCGTAAGATTCTCTATGAGATGTACCTGAATCTGAATCGACAGTTGGTTTCTCTGGATGGAGTAGACCAGCCGTCTTTGTTTGATGAATATGACCGAGGAGATAAGAAATGAGTTTTGTAGATTTTATGGCGAATTATGGCGAATACATTACTTTCGCCGTCTATGCAGTGGTGTCTATCGTCCTGTTTTTTAGGACGAAGAACATAAAATATATCAAGGAGTTAAATGAGGCAATGAAGTATCGTACCGCAACGTACAGAGAGACGGAAGAATCTCCGTCTCAAGAGTTTGACCGTTACAAGCCCGTCTATCGTTTGAATAAGGCGACAGGTGAGTTGGAGCTGACCGATGAGCGGATTGACATCCAGGAGCTTATCGATAGTTGCAGAGACATCTGTTTGCAGTCCTGCCTTGAGCGCTTTATGCCGCAAGAGGATGTGACAGATGAGATTCAAGATAACTACGATGAGTATCTGGATGACCTCGATGGCTTTACCGAGTATTTGGATAAAGCTGAAATGTACCGTGAGAAGTTCAACCTCTCCGATGAGTTGTCCGCTGAGGAGGTTTTTGACCAGGTATCCGAACAGGCGAATAAACTTAAAACTCGCCTGGACGAGATAGAAAAAGCTCGGAAAGAGAGCCAGGCTAAGAAGCATGAGCCCGTGCCTGACAAGATTACGGAGAAGCCTCAGCCTCAGCCTGAGCCTAAAAAAATAGAAAAGGAGGTAAAGTGATGTATCGTCGTCGTCGTCGTGTAGTACGCGGTCGCCGTGGTTTTTATCGTACTGGTCGCCGCGCTCGTCGCCGTCGTCTGCATAAGCGTATTGCTTATGGCGGATTCAGTTTGTAAGTGATAAGGAGTATTTGACATGGTTTACAAAATTTACAGCGTCAAAGACGCGGTTGCAGGACAGTTTTCCGAGCCTCGTATCTTTATGAACGAAGGACTCGCTGTCCGTTGGTTTAAGAATCTCTGCGAGAAGTCTGAGATCGCCTCAGATCTCTCCCTCTATTATCTCGGAGAGTATGACCTCGAGAGCGGTGCTATTTCGTCCGCTCCGGAGTTTGTTATGAATGGTGTTCTTGAGGTGACTAAATAATGGCCCGTGGACATTCTTTGCAGAACGTGCCGATTCCTCGATTCCCTCGAGCACGTTTTAATCTCTCTCATTCTGTGACGACGTCGATGGACGTCGGCACGTTGTACCCCATCGACTGGCAAGAGGTTCTACCTGGTGATGTGTTTAAATGTCGAGCTTTTGATGTTTCTCGCGTCACCTCGTCCTTCCTTAAACCAGTGATGGATAACTTGTTGCTGGATGTGTATCACTTCCATGTCCCCTATCGCCTTGTCTACGATAACTTTGAGAAAGTGTTTGGTAATCCGAATCCCTCGGCTTATATCGATAATGCCCTTGAAGAAATTCCTATGACTTATGGTGAGGTTAAGCCTGGGAGTGTTGCTGACTATCTTGGTCTTCCTGTTGGTTCTATTTCTCAATCTTCTCCTGTTTCGGTTTTGCCTTTTAGGTGTTTTGCTCTGATTTATGATAAGTATTTCAGAAACGAGAATACTACCGATGAGATTTACATCCAGAAGAAAGGCTTTTCCTTGTCTGAGCTTATTGGTGACCAAAATTTTTCTCCTAATTCTTATTGCGGTAGATTGCCGAAAGTGAATAAGTATAAAGATTATTTTACTTCATGTGTTCCTAATCCGCAGAAAGGCGCGCCTGTTACTTTTAATCTTGGTGACCAGGCTGTTGTCCGCACTTCTGATTCTGAATTAGTTACAGGGCCTCAAGAGACGATGGCTTTGACTAATGCTCAGAGTGGTTCTGTCTCTGTTGGCGAGCATCCTTTGATTGTTGGTCTTGGTGGTATGCGTTTTGACGCGGCGGCTTTTTCTGGTACTGTTGCCGCTGGTCTTTATCCTAATAACCTTTATGCTGACCTTTCTTCGGCAAACGCGATTTCGGTTGATGACCTTCGTCTTGCGTTCGCTTATCAGAAAATGTTGGAGCGTGACGCGATCTATGGTTCGAGATACAACGAATACCTTTACGGTCACTTCGGCGTCCATATTCCCGACGCTTATATTCAGTTCCCTCAGTATCTCGGAGGCGGTCGTACTCCGCTCAATATCGTTCAAGTCGCTCAGACTTCGCAAGGTACGGAAGAAAGTCCCCTTGGCAACGTAGGTGCTTATTCTTGGACGAATGGTCGTACAGGATATTCCAGAAAGTTTAAGGAGCATGGTATAGTTATGACGGTTGCTTGTCTTAGATATCGTCATACCTATCAGCAAGGTATTGCTAAGAAATGGCGTCGTAAGGTTCGTGAGGACTTCTACGATCCTTTGTTTTCTACGATTGGACAGCAACCTGTTTATACTACGGAATTGTATGCTCAGGCGTCCCCTCAGACTGTCTTCGGCTACCGTGAGGCTTGGTCAGAATTGCGTAATATTCCGAATACTATTTCTGGGGAAATGCGCTCTGGTGTGACCAATTCTTTGGATATCTGGCATTTTGCTGATAATTATTCTTCGTCTCCGACGCTTTCTCAGTCCTTTACCGAAGAGACTCCTTCGTATGTAGACAGAACGCTTTCTGTTCCCTCATCGAGTCAGGATAACTTTATTCTCAACTTCTACTTCGATATGTCTGCCGTTCGTAAAATGCCTGTCTATAGCATGCCTTCCTTGATAGACCATCACTAAGGAGGTTAAATTATGGCATTTGGTGGACCTACCGTTGCAGATCGCCTGTTCGGCACGAACGGAGCAACCTCGAATTGGTTTACTCGTACTTTTGACCCGACTAAGGTCGAGATGGACTATAACTCGGCAGAGGCATTGCGCAATCGAGAGTTTAATGCGGCAGAGGCTCAAAAAAACCGCGACTTTCAGGAACGCATGGCCAATACTGCTTACCAGAGGGCCGTTAAGGACCTTAAGGCCGCAGGTTTAAATCCATACCTTGCATATAGTGGCAGCGGAGCTGCCTCTCCCTCTGGCGCTACAGCGAGCGGAAGCAACGCGAGCGCAAGCGGCGGAGGGACTGCCCGTAACACAACAAGCCTGCTTACAGTACTTGCAAACACCGCGATAGCTCTATCGAAGCGGTAGAGCCTCAAAATCGCCGCGTAGAGCCGTGAAACGGTGTCTTGCATATAACTAAGCGCCGATGGCTCCCATCGGCTGCCTGAGCCCCGTTTTTCGAGCCTTAACGTAGGCTTGAGAAATGGGGCTCAACACTGTCGTGACAAAGTCGGACAAAACGCGCGCGATTAACGTGCGTGAAAAAGTCCGACAATCCCACGACTAAAACAGAGTCAAAAAGGGCAGTCCCCGCCGCTTGCGGAGTATGCGGATAGTGATGAAAACTTGCACTTTTTACAGATTTTCACGTTTCGATGAAAAACATAGGCGTATTCATTACTTGATAAATATACGCCGACTGACACCATCGAAACGTGAAATTACACTTTTCACAGGTGAGAGTATGTGTCTAATGCCCGTTAAACTTGCGAAGTACCAATTTTTTGTCCCGTGCGGCAAGTGCATAGAGTGTCGTATATCCCACTCGATTGAGTGGGCCTATCGTGTTGTTGCTGAGACGAGAGCGCACGAGCACAATTGTATGGTTACGCTTACTTATGCTGACGAGCACCTTCCTCGTGACATGAGTGTAAGCGTGTATGAAATGCAGACCTTCTTGAAGCGGTTGCGGAAGGCGATTCAGCCTTCCGAAATCCGTTTCTTTGGCTGTGGTGAGTATGGTGAACAGTTTCTTCGACCTCACTATCATATGATTGTCTTCGGCTATGACTTTTCTGACCGATATCTTTTTGGCTATGATAAAAAGAAGACAAAGTTGTATCGGTCTCCTCAGCTCGAAAAAGTTTGGCCAAAAGGATTCTCAAGCGTTTGCGAGGTCGAATTCGACGTCGCTAAGTATGTTGCCATTTATCTTCAAAAGCCGCCTGCCGATGGTAGGCATAGAGCCTTTGTCAATATGAGCCGTAATCCTGGTATCGGTTACCAGGCTATTAAACCTAACCTTATGGAAACCGATAAACTCTACCAGGACGGCAAGTATATCCATCTCCCCCGTTATTATCTCAAAGTCCTTGAGCGGTCCTATCCGGACCAGATTGCGGACTTAAAAGAGCGTCGTATAAATCATGCGATAAGCGAGTATGTTGAGATGATGACGAATATAGGGCACTATACCACACAGATAGAATACCGAAAACATAGGTTTGAGAAAATTTTTGGAAAACCTCTTGACAAAAATTGCATGGTATGATATAGTATGCTCAGATAAAAAAAAACAAACACGTAAGAGGCGACGGAGTTTTGTTTCATTTTTTGTTTTCCTCGCCTCACTCTATTTTTTTTGTGAGGTGTTTTTTTATGTTCTTTTCTGTTACATACGCCTTGCATG